GATCCACCTTTTTTCTTTCTGATGGGCCACCATTCAATTAAAAGATCAGAATATTCTTTTAAATCATCAGGTATTACCTCCTGATTAATGATGTAATAAGAAAAAGGATCAGATGCAACTGATTTTGGTTTTCTTTTGGCAGCACTTTTCATCTTCTGCTTACAAATCAGACGAATGTACTGTGGAATTGTTAGCTCTTCTCCTCTAGCTCTATTCAAATAAGCATGAAGTTCAGAATCTAACCAAATACAAACTTTAGTTTTTTCCATTCATAATGAACTGTTCATTACTGACAGTAGATGATATTTATTTAGATGTCAAGCAAGTATTTTAAAATTTTTTCTCCTTATTCTATAAATACATATATGTATATATATATATTTATAATAAATATATTTATATATTATATATTCTTTTTCTTTTGGTTCTTTTCTTTTTCTTAAAAAGGCCATTCATTACCAGGAAAAAGCCATTCATAGATATTGTGATATTATACTAATATATAAATGCCATTCATTATGAGCCAGAACTTACAAAGAATCAGCGTTAGTGTTGATAAAGATGAATATGAACAATTAAAAAAACATACAAGAGCAGGTATTTCTATAGGATTTTTAATTAGAGAATCAATCCATCAATATTTACAAAAAAATAAAAAAAATTAATTTATTCTTCTTCGTATGGAAAGTCTTTATCTTCTATTTCTTCTTCATCATCTTCTGGAAATAACCAGTTAATTTCAGCTTCTTCTCTTTGACTATCAAGTGAAGCTTGGTGTTTGTGCATAAATGAATCACTCATATTGAACCTGTATAGGACTAATGGATTTAAGGATAAAATCAATATAAATTTCTTTATCTTTTTCCCAACTTTCTAAATTTTCTTTTACTTTGTCTATAAATTTTTTTTCAATGTAACTGGTAGGTACTTCATCATAAAAAAACATTACATGAGATTCTTGTTCTTCGTCACAGGCATGACCAATAACTAAATAATGAATACCAGTTTTATTCCAATTTGAATCACTCATATCTATCCTCCCAATTACATTGACAACTTTCTTCTTTAAATTCTTCTTCATCTATTTCTTCAGTACTGGAATATTCCCAATCTCCATCATCATCGGTAGTAAATAAACCACCATCAAATTTTCTAAAATTTGAATGAATATCATCTTTATTTATATCATCAGGTGTTTTGATGTATAAATCGTGCATACTCATAGAAGATACAGTTAATTTAAAATATTTAGACATTTTATAAATCCTCCTCTATATTCAAAACATTGCAATCAATATCCCAACTAATTGCCGAGTTATCAATATTGTTTTTAGCAAGTGCTTCGCTGATTTCTTCAGCAATATAATCTTTTACTCTATCTGGTAAAAGAGTATAAACATCAATTTTCATTTTCGTTACCGAATTTTCGTTTTTGGAAGTACTGGTCTTACATATTTTGAGGTCTACCATTTTTAATCTCAGAGAAATTAAAAACTATACTTTTCATGACGCTAATAATGCCAGTAAATTATTCAACCTTTTTTAAATAGGGTTGTAATCTATCCTGTAAGTCATATATCTCTTTTATTAATTCTGGATCTTCAACTTTAGATTTTGAATTTTCTAATTGATTTTTCTTTTTTATATATCTAATATAAGTCCAGTAATACATATCAATCTTAGCTTTTCTCTTATGGTCATATAAACTCATAACTTCTTTCTTATTTTCTTTCTCCCATTCTTGAATATCTTGTTGTTTGATAATATCTTTCCACCATTCGTATGGCGTGTTCTTATGAACTAAACCTTTAAATTCATCTTTGATAGTATCAACTACAAAGTCTCTAGGTTTACCTTCTCTTATCAATTCTTTCATTCTTTCAATAATTTCTTCTTTGTGTGGATTTACGTTAGCCATTATTTTTCTCCATACATTCTTTTTCACTTTCAGTTAGACACTCATAATGAACTCTGTATGCACCATCAAAAAATTCTGTTATATTGGGATCTGAATAAACACAATTAGGTGTAATATCTTCATCACAGTAAATTTTTTCATCACAGCGATCACACTCATGCCAATTACATTCTGGACATAAATAACCTATATAATTATCATTATCAGCAGGTATTCTATTTACAAATAAACCAGTACCAAAAGCAGTTGACCTAAGACACTCTACGCATTTATCTCCTATATCAACTTGTTTACATTTATAACTCATTATTTCTTCTCCAAACAACATTTACACATATCTACAGGTATTCTCATGTAATGAACTACCGTGTACATACCTTCAACAGTTTGGGATTCTCCATCAACTTTTTCTCCAAGTGCTATACTTTTTTGACCGTATAAATCTCCTTTATTTATAAGAGATTTACACTCATAACACTTTCTTTCTTTTCTAGTTTTTTTAAGTTTCATAATAGCTCCATGCAAACTTCTATACCCTTTTGACATAAGTCTCTTTGTTTCTCAGTTAACCTAGATCCAATAGATGCTGCTATCTTTTGACACTCAATAGATTTTTCTTCATTAGGTGCAGTAATAGCTAAGACTAAAGCATGCAAATAAGCATGCTCATCACTTGTAATTTTTTTAGTCATTAGATATCTCCTTTATATATAAATCTTCAGCTACGGCTTTACAAGCATTAAATTCATTCATTGTTAAACCAGTAGCAAACCAAATAATATCTGATTTATAAAACTTATCTGATACTTCATCTTTTGATAGATAAAAGTTAACAAGATTTTCAACTAATTTTATTTTTTGTAGATTTATTTCTTCCATAATCAACCTATAAACCTATATATGTTTCTAGCTATTACTGGATTTTCTTTTATTAATTCATTCTCTATAACACTTCTTTGATCTATATAAAAATACCAACTTCCAATAAACCAAGTTAATGCAGTTTTTAATTTACTTTGAATTTCTTTTGGGTATTCATCAAAAT